ATAAGTTGTTTCACAACAAACAAATTAAATGAACTTAAAAAAATATGGAACAAGTCTAAAACCAATAAAAGAATTAAAAAAAAAGATATAACTAATAAACAAGGCAAAATATCAAAGTCAAAATTATGGAAAGAACTCGGTAAAAGGTTAAACACTGAAGATGATTCTAAATGGAAAAATATTCTTACACGAATGGATTATGACTTTAAAAATAAAATAGATGACATTGCGGATGATGTTTTTGCCCCCAAAGTACCATATTCTTGGAATAAAAAACCAGATACATGGTTGAGTACAAATGAGATTGTTGATATTCTTAAATATTTCGAGAAAAAATATCCAAAATTTAAATTTTATGAACCAACAACAAGAGATTTTGACAAAAAAAATATAAGTGGAGATTGCGTCTTAAGTGATCTATGCAATTGCGACATAAAAGAAATATCAAAAAAATATGATTCATTCGGTACAATATTTAATAATGATTATTCATATCAATCTGGGAGTCATTGGAATGCGTTTTTTGTGAATATTAAAACTAAAGAAATCATATTTTATGATAGTTTTGGGAGTCAACCAAATAACGAAATTAAAAATTTGATGAATAAAATTCAAAAACAAGGTGATATGAACAATGAAAATTATAAAATAAAGATAAATATTAACGCTCATCAAAAATCATCAACAGAATGTGGTATGTATTCTATATATTTTTTAATAAGAATGCTGTCTGGAGAAAAATGTGATGATTTTTTCAATCGAAGTATACCGGATAATGTTGTATATTGTTTAAGAGGTGTTTTAATGGATGATCAAAATGCTACATATAAATGTTCTTTTTATAAAAATATTGAAACTGTAACTAAATAAAGACAAAACAAATAATTGATATTTATATGACTTCGAAAAAAGAATTTAATGAAATTATTGCAAAAAGTATAGTGGATGAGATTAGTTTATTGCCTCCACAAGAACATAATCAGATATTGACATTCATAAAAAACGACGGTACCAAATATATGGAGAATGAAAATGGTGTTTTTATTAAAATGAATCAATTGAAAATGAGTACGATAGAAACAATACAAGAATATTTAGATTCTTTAAGAAAATCCAATGAATTCAGTACTGGTTCTTCGACTGTATCTGATAATTCTTTATTGATGAATTCTGATCTTAATACTCCGGAGTGTGTTGATAAAGAAATAGAAAGTTTCATGGATAAAGGAATCCCAGATGTAGAAAAAATTAAAAATAAAAAAAAGAATACCGTGAATAAAAAATCTGGAAAAAAGGGAGAGTTTGCGATTGAACAATGGAAAAAAGATGTGATATGTAAGATGAAAGACGATGTAAAACAAAAATTAAAAAGAAACTCTGGAAAACAAAATACAAAATCAAAAAATGTTGAAAAAATGATGTAAGATATAAAGTAATAATAAGTAACATGGAATTTTGCTCAATATGTGATAATCTATTGAATCTTACAACACACGAAGAGACAGATGAATTAGTATATGCATGTAAATCATGCAAAACAAATAAATTATGCGATGATACGCAAAATACATGTGTATATCATGCGAATTATGGTGGAAATGAAAAGGTATTTTACGAACTGTTTATTAATAAATATACATTCAATGATCCTACATTACCAAAGGTAAAAAATATTCAATGTCCCAATGAAAAATGCAAATGCAATACAAATGAAAATGTACAACCAGAAGTCATTTATGTAAGATATAATGATGCTGAAATGAAATACATTTATTTGTGTTGTCATTGTAAAATTGCATGGGTGTCACCTGAATATCAAAAAACCGAAATTATTTACAATTTTGACGAATAAAAATGATTAAGACTTGGATAATATATTATAAAAAGATAATAATGGAGACAAGCAATACTATGACACATTATGAATATACAAGAATGAGAGGAATTCGATTACAACAATTAGAAGACGGTATACCTCCATTCGTAGAGTTTGAAATAAACGATACAAATGTTGATATTTTTAACAGAGAGGTAAAAGAGAAAAAACTACCTTTTACGTTCATAAGAACATTGAGTAAATCGAACAAGATAAAGGTGAGTGCAGAAGATATGAATATAGATGTAGATTCTAAAATGTAAATCGTAACATAGTTAAATATTAGTTAACTTAATTAGAATAATGTTTTTTTATTCACGTTTGTCTAATATGGTTAGTAATATTAACTATAAAATAAGATATATTTCCGAAAATACAATACTTAAATCATTTGAAATGTATAAAAAAGCACATTATTTCTTTTTGTATATTGGATATTATTACAAATCTATAAAATACCCAATATATTTATACGATTATAGATATACAAAAAATACAAATAATACAAAGAATATAAAGTTCCCTTTCAGAAGGATTGTAAAAGCATATTTCGTTGATTCAAACGATAATGAAATACAATTTTCAAATGAACAAATGGATTGTATTAGAAATATCGGTTCAGAACGTAAATTCATTACAATAAAAGACGTATACTTATTTTGTTCAATAGATGACGACGTATCTTTATGTGTATTGACAAATATAGGTTCAAGTGGTATATATAAAATAAATATTTCAGATAATACTCGTTACGAAATTGAAACGAGTAATAAATTTTTTTTTTAATATTCAATAAAAAATTATATAGACATTTATGAGCAAAAATGCTTTATATACTATATAAAATGTCCATTGTTTACAGCCAATAATCTATCTCCAGACGTATGATAAAAGTTGGAAGAAGAGATTAAAATGATTTCATTAATTTTTTAACTAGGAAAATTAACAATCAAAAAGGGCTGTAAATACATATATGATAACTTCTCATTTACATTTAATTTCCCAACAAAAAAGAATGATAGTAATATAATGACGAATCCTCTTATCTATTCCATTTGTATTTTTTTAATTGTAGCTCTTTTATTGAGTATTGTTTTTGCAGATAAAATTAAATTCAGTGAAAAGAAACATATTATATCGGGTTTATACATACTACTAGCTGCATTTATACATGTTTCCGTATTAATTGTATTGGAGTTATAAGAATAAAATTATATTTATGAACTCAAAAATAAATATGTAATGAGATAAAGATGCCCTGTCCTTTACCATCCACGAATCGTACACTTGGGTTTGGTAGTTCAAAACTTTCACCATGTTTGATTGATAATGCGTGTGCCTTGAATGATCACTCTAAGATTGCACAGACTGCGTTGCAACACCCCGTCCCAAATTTCAGAGATGGATATGGTTCCATAGGGAAAAAAGGAAAATTAGTTGATAAAGATTCATTGCTTAGAAATGGCACTCTTTTAACACAAACTGGAGAAAAAATGCTTTTACCAAATCCAGGATTCTTAACTGTGCCTTATATGGGATATGGTCGCAATAATGCATGCACTGCAAATGTTGTATTTGAAAGCAAAGGCACATCTGTATCTAAAAGTTGCCTTCCAAATACAGGAAGACCTTCTTTCACACCATTAATTGGTTGCCTCGCGGATCAAATACAAAACACTGATCACATTATTCAAGAAGACGTCAATAAAAGCTGGATAAGAGGTGGATATCCATCTAGAAAATGTTTACAAAGTTGCAAAAAATAAGTTTATAATTTATTCACTTTTAACTTCAAAATCTTTTACATGTCCAAGACCCTGTGGTCCATAACCGTCATCCCATGTTCTAACTTCCGTTTCTTGGACCAGTTCGTTAAATATATTAGTTTGTGCTGAATCAAATTGATCGGGTGTTGTGAATGGAGGCACTTCTTCCTCTTCTTCGTTATCAAGATGTTCCTTTTCACTCTCATCCTGTTTTTTTCCAAAAAAAGCAGCTTCCTTTAGAATTTTCTCTAAAGATTTTGGCGACGATTCTGTTGTTTTTGGGAAGCTATTAAACAAGATTAAAGCTAAAAATACCAACAATAATGTCATAGTGATGTCTTGAGATAGTAAAACAAGACCAACTGATATTATTATTGTTAGTATTTTAAGTATTTTTTCCATATTCGATTCAAACATAATTGGATTGTATGTTAAAAACAATATGAAAACAAGCAATATGCCGTTTATAATTTTTTTTGTAATGTCAAGCATTATTAATACTGTCTACATAATTTGTTAACATTCATTTAATAAAGACAACTCAAGGATATACTTTAATATGACCAACCGGGAATGTTTAATTTGTCTTGAAGAAATTGGTAAAGACGAAATTTCATATGTAACAAAATGTAACCATTTATATCATAAAAAATGTATTATTAAAAGTTTAAAGACAGCTAAAGAAAAAAGCAAATGTCCTTATTGTAGACAAAAATTAGGAAATGCATTACTTTCTAAATTAACTAAAAACGATACTATGTGCAAAAGTATATTTAAAAAGGGAGATCGTGTTATAATTAATTCAACAAAATTCAAAAATGAAAAAGGCAATATACTGCGTATAACTACAAAAAGTGTTTGGGTCATTTTTGAAAATAAGAAGTGTCCACTGTCACTTATTAGAAAATGTAATGTGAAATTGGTGGTATCATAGGTATCTATCTTATTAAGTGAAATTAGCGTAAACAGTTATAATTTTTCAGACATGTCACATATTGTAATAATTATTTGATTCATAAGTTGATTTTTATCCAAATTTTTTTTGTTTTTAATAAGTATACTATGGGAGGAGGTTTAATGCAACTTGTCGCCTATGGCGCTCAAGACATCTATCTTACTGGCAACCCTCAAATTACCTTTTTCAAGGTAGTTTACCGGCGCCACACAAATTTCTCGATGGAAGCCATCGAACAAACATTCAACGGTTCCGCCGACTTCGGCAAACGCGTTACATGCACCGTTTCGCGTAACGGTGATCTCATGCACCGCGTGTACCTTCAAGTCACAGTACCCGCCGTAACCGCCGGAGCCGGTGGATTCCGCTGGTTAAACTGGCTTGGTCACGTTCTCATCAAAAACGTCGAAGTTGAAATTGGCGGACAACGTATCGATAAACACTACGGTGACTGGATGCACATCTGGAACGAACTCACACAAAGCCCCGGCCACAAAGTCGGATACGCCAACATGGTTGGCAACGTCCCTCGTTTAACTCAATTGACACCCGCAGATGCGAAAACCCCCGAAGTAGACCTTTACATTCCTCTTGAGTTTTGGTTCTGCCGCAACCCAGGACTCTCGCTCCCCCTTATTGCTCTTCAATACCACGAAGTCAAAATCAACCTTGAATTCAGATCTGCTTCGGAATGTTATTTCGGTGCCGCGGTGTCGGTTCCTTCCCTCGAAGCCGCTTCGCTTTACGTTGATTACATCTACCTTGACACCGACGAACGCCGTCGTTTCGCTCAAGTCTCGCACGAATACCTCATTGAGCAGCTCCAATTCACAGGCGACGAATCTGTCTCGTCTGTCAGCAACAAAATCAAACTTAACTTCAATCACCCATGTAAAGAACTTGTATGGGTCGTCCAAAAGGATGCTCACGTCGACACCACCTCTTCGGCCGCGACAAAGGGAAAACAATGGTTCAACTACACCGATGCGGTTGACCACACATGGAAGACAGGAACCCCAGGAGATGCTCTCGGAGGCGGTCTCGTCAATTACAACCTCCAACTTTCGGGCCTCAACGACTCCACCACCGACACCAACGTCGACAGCACTCTTTCATTCGAGAACTCGGATGGTGTCACAACCGGCAGCTACCTCGCGATGTCCCAAGTCGACAACGGTTTCAACCCTGTCCTTTCGGCCAAACTCCAACTCAATGGCCATGATCGTTTCTCGGAACGGTTAGGCAGATACTTCAATCTTGTCCAACCTTACCAACACCACACCAACGTCCCTGCCACTGGCATCAACGTTTACTCTTTCGGCCTCAAACCCGAAGAGCACCAACCTTCGGGAACATGCAATATGTCCCGCATCGACAACGCCACACTCCAACTCACACTCACCGCCGCCACCGTCGCGGGCAACGCTGATGCCAAGGTCCGGGTTTACGCCACAAATTACAATGTCCTCCGCATCATGAGTGGCATGGGTGGTCTTGCTTACTCGAATTAAATTCTTAACACAATATATAAATATATACTACTTCTTTGAATTGTAATTTTCAATTTTAATTGAAAATATAAAAACGACTACCC